CTATGTCATCACCGCGATACGTACGGGGGGGCCTCGGAAGGACCCGTTGCACCCCACCTCACGCGGCCTCATTCCACCCGCGTTTCACCGCATGAACCGCACGGCAAGCCACGTCACACACCCCAACCACGAGCATCGGCACCGCCAACACGGCAACAACCAGTGTAATCATAATGACGACACAAGCGTAGACCATCACGACGCCGCATGCTCGCAGTGTGTTCAGCATGATTCATCGCACCCACAGCACAATCGTGCCCTGCTTGCTCGCCCCTGCGTTGGTAATCGCCAACGACAGATTGCCAGCCACGAAGCGATAGCCCACGCTCGTAGTCGTGCCATCCTTGACCGCAATACCGGGAGCGACCACGTAAGGAGTCGTGTCCGACAGATTGGCACCTTGGCCGGACAGCACGTCGACGCCTCGCTCATCGTTCAGCACGATGTCGTAATTGGCCGTCGGCGCAGGTGATCCCGGCACAAAATCGACCTCGGCCAGTTCGCCCGGCGACCGGATCGCAATCGTTTCGGAGTACGCCCCCGATGCGTTGCTTGTCCATGTGATGACGTACGGCGTGGCAGCCGAACGATTCGTTTGCGAAACGTGATCTCCACCGATTGTCGTCGCCATGTTTATCGTCTCCTGCGAGTGATACCGACCGTGTTGGGATTTCCGCTTGCTGCTGGCGTGTACACCGCCTGAATCTGAAAAGCGTCGACTTCAAGGCTCGGGCTGTTTTGGTTTCCGGTTTCGTCAAACCCAACTCTCACACCGAACGTCGACGCCTTGGCTTGCGCTGGCGTCACCGTGCCGTCCGTCACAGCCCATGAGTGCCACTGGAACGTTGATTGAATCTTGAATCCGGCTGTCGTTCCGCCTCGGTTGCTGCCGTAATCCGACCCCGCTTGACGCAGGTAGATTTGGTAGGCGTACACCTGCCCGGAGTTTGTTTCCCGCGCGTAGCACCGAACATTGAATCCGGTGATCGTGGCGGAGTCCGGCAGGTCTAAGAATCCCGGATTGAGCAGCGTGGCGCTCACGTTGATGCCAGCATTGCCCCAGTCGGCGTTGCTGCCGTCTTGCGTCAAAACGCGGCTGCCGGGATATAAAGACCAGTCGCCGGTCAATGTGGCTGACGCGAAGCTCGCCCATGCTGTTTCAGCCATCAGTACACCTTGCCGTCAGTCTTGAGCTTGTAGGCTGGGACTGTCACACGCCTGCCAGAAATGCTTTCACCGCCGGTCGATCCGACCAGCACGACTCCGCGTTGAATCAGCGACTTCAGTTCCCGTCGCGTGACGTAAATCGACAATCCCCAAATCTCGGCCAGTTGCAACGCTGTCAGGTATCCCGGCGGCTTTTGCCCGTTTTTGCGAGCGTCCTCGATGGCTTCACGCCAGAGTTCGACGGTGATTCCGGAATCAGAGACGCTTCCGTGTTCGACCTCGCTATCGTCCACACCTTGGCGTCCGCGAACAGACGACCATGCGATTTCCGAATCAACACGCCGCCGAACTGCGGTTCGCTGAGTCTTGCGCCCGGAATCTTCCACGCGAACGGGGTTTTTCCCTGCCACGCTGGCGTTACGACCGCTCTTGCTTCTCCGTTGATCCAAGGCATCACCGTTTGAATGTGCCGATGTCTGTGAGACCGGACAATGATCGACGGCGGTTGCCGCCCCCACCGTGCCGCCTCGTTAAACGACTCCGTCAATTCCTTGTGCACCGCTGTCGCTTCGTATGCCGCCGATCCCGTGGTGCCGATGTGGTGCAGCAGGTGAACCAAGTCCCCGTCATCGCCGATCTTGATCCACAGGTCGTAACGGGCGAAATGCCCGCCTTGATCCGGGATCGCGCCCAGGTCTTCGGCCAGCGACTCTTCAAACTCGCCCGATTTTCCAACGTGGGCCTCTGTCCCCCGGATGTGGTAGTAGCGGCCTTCGCACGCATCGACGACCGGTTGCATCACCGCTCTTGCGATTCGCTTGTGATACAGCAGGTTCGCCGTCACTTGGTTCGTTGATCCGTGGTGAACGCCCTCGACTGCGTCCCCGTTATGGACGACAACGAACGGTTCCCCGCGCGTTGCCTCCGGCACCCATTCGCCCCAAAACTCTTCCCACATTCCCCACAGCTTTTGTTGGAATGGCGATTGCCCGACGACAACCCCCTCGTCGGTGGAAAACTGCGGCGGCATGAGCGCGAGACCACAACCGCAGTGGGTATCGCTCACCACCACGATGTTGTTGATCGGCTTTGATCTACTTCGTGCCATCCGTTGGCCCCCGATATCCCAATCGCCACAACGCCCGAGCTATGTCCGATCCGACTTCCTCCACCCACTCCTCGTCTTTGTGCCAGTCCGCCGCGTGCAACATCTCGTGAATGATTACATCGAGCCGTCTTTCACCTGTCAGAGACGCGGCAACCGTGATTGACTTGCCCGGCTTGTCCGGCTCGCTGCACATCCCGTCCACAGTCCTCGGCAGGTCTTTTCTCGGGACAAACGACACATCCCACATCTTGCGAAGAATGCGCACCCGCATGGCTGGCCTCGGCAATCACGTTCTCGCAGTCGGCGTACCCGCAAATGTCGACGAGGCTGTCACGGTGCCCTGGTGTTTCGATAAGTCTCGATTCCTTTACCAACCGCATGCACTGGGCAACATCGCTTGCCGTAACGATTTCGCCGTCTTTCAGCTTGCGACGAAACTTGACCGTCCAAAACGCGGCGATGCGTTCGTGGTTCGGAATCGGATTGCCATACGCAGCCGCACGCTCGGCAAGGATTCCAGCAGCTTCTTCGATGACCGAACTCATCACGGCTCCAACAATCGATAGGCCCAGCACGCCACAGCGGCGAGAACCAGCCACAACGCAAACTCAGCGAGGTCGAGCATCCGTTTGACCATGCTGCACCTCACAGAAAAACAGGGCATCCGTGCCCCCACGCCGTGAATCATTCGCGGCGAGATTGACCACCCCCTCTCCAACCGAAAGCGGGCTTCGGTTACGTCACCTGCACACCCTCACCCACTGGCGACCGTTCCAAAACACCGTGCAGTTCGGCTGCTGCACACTCGCCATCGGCAGCGGCTTCGCTGGCAGAATCTTCGCCCGCTTGACTGCTGTCTCGTCGATGCACCCCTCGTGATGATCCGCGTGCAGGCAATCCAACTCGTCCCACGTCAGCGTCGCCAGCCATGTCAGATCGAAGATGCCAGCGTGCGCCCCGGTGGAGAGGTGTTGCACAGCGGCGGCGCGGTCTTTCGGCAGGCCGGTCCATCGGGTTGTTCTCAGCGGGTAGCCACCGGTCTTCGTAGGCGTCGGGACCAGAGACGCGGCGGCTTGTGTCCGGACCTCCATCGGCTCGAACACGCTGAAGTCCAGCGGTTCCTGCACCACGACCGTCTTCCCCACGCCGAACACGTCAAAGTCGAGCGGGGCACCCAACGTGTAAGGATCGCTTACAAGTTGCGGCATCGGGTCGAACACCCCGAAGTCGAGCACCGGATCGTCGGCGATGGCTCCCGAAACGAGCGACAGGGCGATGGCAAGGGCAGACAGAATGCGGGACACGTCACACCTCGTTAGATTGTGATGGAAGATACTCATCTGGCGAAGGAGCTAACATTTCCCATGCGAGCTTTGCCACTGCTGGAACTTGTCCGTTTCCAAGGGCTGCAAGTCGGTCCATCCAACCGGCCACCCCATCAACTTTTCGACCCATTGCGGGTTCGGCAAAAAACCTTTCGGACACATCTCCAAAGGCGTGAGAACGGCACCCCGAAGAAATGTCGCACTTCTTCTGGATTGTTGTTTGAGCGGAGTTCCAATTATTGGCAACGACCCACATTCTTTCACGCTCGTGTCGTGCTCCAGCATCCGCAGCCGAAAACACGCCCCACGACGCATCGTACCCCATCGCGGCAAGGTCACTGAGTACGGCTTGAAGCCCGTTTTTCCTGATGAGCGGGCTGTTTTCGATGAATGCGTATCTCGGCTGTACTTCGCTGATGATTCTTGCAAACTCGACCCACAATCCCGATCGTGAACCGGCGAGACCACTTCTTCCGGGTCCACGGGCTGATGATATGTCCTGACAGGGAAAGCCCCCTGAAACCACGTCAATTCGGCCTTTCCAGACAGTGCCGTCGAACGTTGTAACGTCATCCCAGATCGGAAACGGTGAAAGACAGCCATCGGCTTGTCGTGAAAGCAGGATGCTTCTTGCGTAGGCATCAATTTCAACAGCGCAGACGGTGCGCCATCCAAGGAGCTTCCCTCCCAAGATGCCGCCTCCCCCTCCTGCAAAAAGTGCCAACTCATTCATACGATCCATCAGAATGAAAGGGTTGTCTTCCGAGCGTCAGCCACAGCGCGGGCCTCACGCTTCGCTTGACCAAACACGTTGAAGTCCAATTCCCGCGCCGGGAATCCGTCCAAGTCCGAGAACGACCAGCAATCGCCGGTGGACGTGATCCACTGCATATCGTCGATGGTCACCCAGAACCCGCCCGGCGGTTCGCCTTGCAGCGGCCTCGGATGCGCAGCCTCGCCCCACGAATTGAGCACGTAGAAGTAAGCCACAGGCCCCCTGCCGTCGTACCCCAAGCAGCACATTTGATGCGCCCATTGCGTGTTCCGACGTGCCACCATCCGCCCATCGCGTTCGCGGATATCGGTTGTCCCAAACATCGAGGCCACCGTCACCGGGTAGCCGTTGCAAATCGCATCGCGGCACTGAACGGCGGTCTTTACCGGCGCGATCGTCTTGACGCGGCGGGTCTTGGCGATGTCGACGAAGGCTTTTGGGGGACCGTCCTTGCCCCAAGCCCTCGCGAGGCTTCCTTGGTAGGCGGGAACCCCGTTGTCGGTAAAGAACAGCGCACCACCATCGCGTGCGGCTGTTGCTCCCCACGCACCCACCGCACCGTCGCCACGGACGGCACCCTTACCGACGATTACGCGAGCGTATCCATAGAAGTAACTCGGATGAACCTCTCGGAAGTCGCGTTCCCCGTCAGCCGCGAAAAGGTACTCAACCGCATTTTTCACCCCGAAAGAAACGCAATCCCCAACCTGCTGCGGGTAGTTGCGAAGATGCGAGCCACGGGCCTTCACCACCGCGTCCCACAGCCGCACGTTCGCGTTCTGGTTGTCCTGGACGATGGCGTTGCCGTTCTCGTCCACCAACTGAAACGGCGGGTTAGCGGCAATGATCGGAGCGGCCTCTTCCTGCCAGTTCTCAATCAGGCCGTAGCGGTGTTCTTCGGGTGTCGTCGCTGGCGGGGAGAACAGCCACCACGCGCACGCGAACGCCGTCGCTGCACCCGTCAGGTACACGACCGCCAGCAATCGCAGTTTCGCGCGACGACTCATTTAGACCAACTCCAGTTGCTTGCGTTCGACGGGCTTCGGTTCCTTGAACAGGTCGCACTTCGCCATGCGTTCGGCTTGGCGGATGCGACGGATGGCGATCTCGAAATACTTCTCTTCCTTCTCGATTCCGATAAAGCGGCGACCGGTGTTCACGCAGGCCACGCCGGTCGTGCCAGACCCCATGTATGGATCGAGGATCAGGTCGGCGTTCGGGAGAAACCGCAGCGACCATGCCATAACGGCAACGGGCTTTTGCGTGGGATGCTCTCGCGTCTCTGCGGACACAAAGCCACCATTCCCGCAGTAGTCGAACTTCTCCGCTCGGCCACACAGGCTTGTCCAAGCGTATTCCCACTCGCTCAAGTTCTTCTGGTTCGGCCTCACCTTGTCCCAGCACAGGGGCTTGTCGCACGGCGGAAGCTCAAAGAAGTTCCCACCCCAGATGATTTGCGAATCAGACATCCCCAACAGGGTGTCGAATGTTTGCTTTGACGGCTTGAAGTCCCACAGGTCCGCGCCGCTTTCGACCATTGACGTGAAGTGCGCCGACTTTCCGCCAGTCACCAACCGTTTGCCAATCCCATACGGCGGATCAGTGACAACCGCATCGACCTTGCCCAGCGTCGGCAGCACGTCCAGACAGTCGCCGCAGTACAGCGTGCAATGCTCGGTATGTTCGACGCGGGAAAAGCTCATTTCGCCCCCCGCAGGCCCTTCGCCGTTTCCGTCAACATCGCCGCCCATTGTTCGTTGGTCTTCAATTCGCCAGCGGCGTATTTGATACCCAAGGCCGCCGTGTACCGGGCCGCAAACGGTCCCCACGCGCTCAGGCTCGCACCCAACGCCGCGTTGTTCGCCGCCTTGATCGCCGCAAGGATCGCCGCCGGGCCGGAGTGCGCACCCGCAGCAATCGCGGACGCCGTCGCCTCGCACGCATCGGCCAGCCGCTTGGCTTCGGCATCCCGCGTCGGGGAAACGACCAGCTTCACCCACGAAGCCACGTCAGCGGCGAAACCTGTCAACGGCACCGGGACCGGTGGGACCGGCGTCGGCTCGGGAGGCCTCGGAGCCGGGTCGGGCGTCGGCCCCGGTGTCGGGCTTGGAGCAGGCCCCGGTCCCGGAGTCGGCGGCATCGGCGGCGAGGGCGATGGCGGGACAACGTCGGGACCGGGGCGGGGGGGCAGGGGAGACGGCTGCGGCTGCGGAGTGCCGGGGATCGTGACGACCCATGTCAGGAGGTCCGCGCCATCGGCATTGGAGACGACCAGCGTGTACGCCCACGTCCCCGGCAGGCTCGCAATGGACACCCGCGAGGGGTCTTTATCGCAGACGCGAAACAGGCGGCGACCGGCCACGTCAGGCGTCACGCGCCATAGGAACTTGATGTTCTCGCCTTCGCTTTGCGAGGCATCCAGCGTCAGCAGTTCGCCAGCGGTCCCGGTCGTTGGGCCGTTGATGACAGCCTTCGGCGGGGCGGCATTGGCGACACCGGCGAGGCACAGCAGCAGGGCGAAACAACCGATCGTCGTTGCACCGCTCGGCGTCTTCTCGACGAACAGGCCCGACTCCAACACACCAACACCACCGGCAGGCGGCTCCATGTCGGTCGGCACCGAGAACACGTTCACGTCCGGCGCAGGCGTCGGCGGCTTCCGGAACTGCTCCATCAACGACAGTATCAGCGGCGCAAGATCAGCCAACGCCTCGATCAGCCGCTTGAGTTGCGGGCCGAAGTCCTTGGGGATCGCCAGCCGGAAAAAATACAACGCGGCAAACTGAATCGCACGGACGATCCAGTCCCACGCCGCCGGATCGATTTCACCGCCATACACCTGCGGACAAACAGCCGCACGCCATAGGCAAATGGCCGCGCCGAGACCACACGCAATCTTCGTCCGATAGCCGCTCAGCATGACAACCCCCCCGCCAAGGTTGAATCGACAGGGGATATTGTTTCAGTTTTATTTTGCGTTAGTAGCCCCTCTTCTCCTTCAACGTAAGTGCCCTCCGTGTACGGTGATACGCCTTGCGAATCATTCTCTCGACTCGCCTCTTAACTGGTTCGTCCGATAGCGAAGCGAGAAATTCCGCCATGCGGACCACGTCGTCAGCAAGCGTAACCGTCCGAACTTGCTGCCGTCCGATCTTTGGCATTCGCTCAACCTCCCCTCTCGTCACGCTGCGTCTTCAGCTTGTCGTTCTCTTCTTGAAGGTCGGTGACGCAGTCGATGCACCAGCCGCTTGGGTCGTGTTGGCAGTTCATGTTCATTTCATCCCCCAAACCCGCTTGATCTCCGCCAGTTCCGCAGCAGCCGCACGCAGTTGGTCCAGTTCGTCGACCGGGACTTCGATGTGTGTGAGTGGGTAGGGCATTGGTTCCAGCCGCGACACTTCCGGCTCCGGGGCGTCTTTCAGCCAGTTGTCAGGCTCGCTCATCTTGCCCCTCCGATCATGGCCTTGATTCGTGCTTCAATGTCGTTCGCTTCGTTCGTGTACCGCTGGGCGTTGCGACCCTTGATCGGCGTCCGTTCTTCCAACGCACCAAGCTCCCGCAGACTCAGGGCTTCTTTCAGCAGCGCATCCCGCTCGGCCACGGCTTCGCGGATGTGGCGGGCGATGATGATTTGGAACGGAACATTCCCGCGTCTGGTGATTTGCCGCAGAATCTCTTCCGCACACGCCGCCGCTCGTTCGTCTGTGGTCACGTTCGCACCCCCAGTCCGCTCAGCAGGTCGAGGAGTTGGCCGCGTGTGGTGACGTAGGCGATTGTGTTCCAATTGCGTTCAAGGCGAACAACGCACTGTCCAGTCGGCAGTGGAAGCACGATGTATTCGCCAAACAGATAGCCGTCCCTGTCGGCGTCGTATCCTTGCGATTCATCAGCCAGCCACTCCCGCGTCGGCGTCAGGGCACGCTCGTGGGCTTCGGAGTTTGCGGCACAGATGACGCCATTGACGCGTCGCCAATCGCGGTAAAGCACGGCGCTTTCGAGTTCGTCAATCTGTTTTTGTGTCATGCTCATGCGTTTCCCCCGTGCTTGGCGATTGCGGCCTTGATGTCTGCCATCAGGTCGCACCCGATAAGATTCGAGCCAGCGTCATCCACACGACGCAGCAGCCCCACCAGTTCGGCGACCTCGGCTGCGTTCGCGGCACGGCAGACGAGCCATCCGTACCAGTCCCCCCAGTGGATAACCCGCATCGGCCCCTTCTCGTTCCAATGCACTTCCTCGCAGTATTTTCGTTCCCACCATTCGCTGAACAATCGCCGCTGCTCCGGCGTGTCGTGCGGGTTGGTCATCACGTCACCTTCCTTGCGTTCGCCGCCCATGCGTGCCACTCGTCGAGTGAACACACCTCCTCGTAGGTGGTAAGCATGTAACGGACCTTGTCGATGGTCACTCCCAGCACGGTTCGCGATTCATTGTCAGACTCCCACACATCCCCCACAACCGGCGTCGTGTCGGTCATGATGGCACCTCAGCCGCGTCGAGCGCGGAAGACAGGGCAGCAGTGAGGGTGTCGCCACCACCGCAATAAATCGCTCTCGGTGCATCGATTCCAACTTTCCACCGCTTTTCGTCGGTGTCAAAGCTGATGAGATCGACAAGGCTGTATGGCGAGCCATTCCGGATGGCGTTCTCCAGCCGCTTCACCTCCCGCAGCAACGCCGCGTCCTCGTGCGAGACGGCTTGCTTTTCCAAGACTTCACCCAGTGCCGTCGCCGCCTCACGCATGCCGATGGTCTTCACGGCTCCCATCGGATGTACGTTCGTCAGGATGTTGGAGACAGCTTCCAACTCGCGTTCGTAGGCCCTCAGTCGCTCAAGCTCCTCGTGCGAGACGAGCGTGCCGTGCCGCTGTTCAGGTTGCTTTGCCACGCTTCACCTCCGCAATCACGACCACCACGCAGCGGTAGCCTTGCTTCTTCCAGTAACACCACTGGTACTGCACGCTCGCAAGCACCTCTTGCGATTCCTTTTTCGTGCCGCGTGCGCTGTTCGGCCAAATCTCGCCATTTGGTAAAACCACCATCCACCACTCATTCTTTTTCAGACGCATCCCGCTCCCCCTTCCGCACGATTTCGACTTCCTCGCAGGTGTAGCCCCTTCTGTCCTTCAACTCGTCAACGGACATCCCGATAAACCTCGCAACCCGGTTCCAAGCCTTGGACTCGGTTGTCTCTGGAGGTCTCACCGGATACCCATCAAGACCGTACACCGCGTAGAGCTTCATCCCCCCACCCCCTGTTTCGCAGCCAACACCATGCACGCGAATTGGCCGACCGTTGGCAGGTAAATGTTCTCGTACACCTCATCGACCTTCAGGATCGAAACTCGATCTTCGTGTGTGTTCTTTGTGAGGTGAATGCCCCCATGCCAACTCCAAAACCTACCGGAACCGTGATCCGGCTCCCGCCCAACCACCTCGACAGCCCTCGCGAGCGTCAGTGGTTCGGGGCAGGTGAGGAGTTCGTCCGCATCAAGCAACTCTTTGCGTTCGAGGTATGTGTCGATGCCCTTTCGCATCAACGCAATCAACTCTCGCAGTCGCACCGGGTCCATCACGCACCGCCTTTCAGCACGTCCAGAGCCATCCGCGACCATTTTTCGAGGTCGTCCGGATTCTTCTCCGCCATCCGCCGAAGCAACCCAACACTCGACCACGTCCAAGCCACGTCTTCCTTCGGTGTCACGCTCCCGGCCTTGATCTCGTACAGCACCCCGAGATGCACGCGACCGACAGGCGTTGAGTCGTCACGCAGGAAGCCGAGCGGGCCGGACAGGACAGCCCAATCGCCAACGCCGAAAAGCGTCTCCGGCGGGACAATCGCGGCAGTGAAGCAAAGCTCCTCGCGAAGCTCACGCACGATGCCGCCGAGCCAGCCTTCATCCTTGTCGTTGACGTGCCCGCCGAAGCCGCAGGACCACTTCCCGCCGAGACGGTTTTCGCCGCCTTTGTCGCCACGGTTGTAAGAAAGGATTTGCCCGCGTTCGTCGAACACGAGAACGTAGGGGATGAGTTGCACCCATCGCTCGTCCTCTTCGGCTGGCGGGCCGTCGTCGTTCGGCGTCTTGCGGTTGCGGTAGGTCGCTTGTGCAAGCAACGCACCCAGCCTGTCGGAGTGGCTGTATCCAGCGTCGGCGATGAAGTTCCAAAACGCACTCGGCACACACAGGACTCGTTCGTCGGTCATGCTGTCTCCTTGTTCAACTGGGCGATCAAGGCGTCGGCGGCTTCGACAGCGAGACTCGCACAGACCTGCATATTCGGCTTGTCAACGCCAACCAGAAGGTTGCCCATCATGTGTTTGGCAAACTCCTGCCGCACGGTAAGGCCGGTCTCGTACCCCGCTCTACTGGCTGTCTGGCGACCACGAGGCACGCCATCGACGTAATCACATTCCACCGGATACGCCGGTGAGTTCGGGTCGAGTTTCACGCTTCCACCGCCTTTCCGTTTCGCTCGATCAGCTTGGCCTTCGATGCCCACGCTCTCCACGTCGTACACCAAGTCGGATACGTTCTCCCGTTCCACCACACGTCGAATCCGATTTTGGTTTCTCCGACGACGCGATCAACGACGCGACGCCTTCCATCCCTCTCCCACACGTCGCCTTGTTGCGGTTGCTCGCTCATTGCCCCCCCCTCACGTAATCGTGGGCAGCGGTCAGGGCAGATTCTCTTGCTCCACGGTCCTCGTCCAATCCATCGATGTACCAAAGCAAAGAACCTTGGTCATGACTAACCCGCGCCGACGCCTTGCCGTCCTCTCGCCACACGAGAACGCTGCCGTCGTCGAATCCCCGCTCGTGAACCACGACCGGCTTCGGCACGCCGAGTTGCTCGTTGGCCCATGCGACGGCGCCGGCGAGTGGCAGGAACCCATTTTCCTCTTCCAAATTCTCGTGCCTGTGAATGCGGCACCACCAACCGCTTACAGACGAGTGATCGAGCACCGCAGTCTTGTCCCCATGCTTGCGAATGAAGCACGGCCAGAACTCATGCCAGCCTTCGGGGGTTGGGGTTGTGTCAGCACTCATTCGCCACCGCCTTTCCGTTCGTAGATTTCCGCCACCAGTAGCCCGCCGCGACTGACGTTCAGCCGCCGGATCGTCAATTCCTCGACCTGCTCGTCATCCAGCCAGACACCCGCCTTCGTCAGCGCGTCGAGAGTCGGCTTGACCAGGTTGTCGATATCCCGCTTCCGCCGGTCTGGCGGATACGCTTCCAAACACACACAAATGCGTCCAGACAGCTTCCGGTCGCCCCGGACGGCCAATACCGCAGCCATCACCCCGGCGTGGAATCTGACCGCCTTGGCGCTCAGGTGCATCCGCCGCCCCGCCCGTCGCCAAATCGAGTTAGCCGACGGTGGCCAAGGCAGTTCGATCCGCAGTGCTTCCGTGCCAAGACGCATAAGCAATCCTCGATAGACTTATTACACATTCATCATAGGTGTATGTGCTGGTATGGGAAAATCCCTACCCTCTCTCTCTCTTACTCTCATACTTATTACACATACATCATAGAGAGAGAGAGAGAGAAATCAGACACCAGACCACCCAGCTTACCCAGCGTCACAGACCGCCACTCACACACACACGGGCGAGATACGTCAGATGCGTAATAAGGTCTAGACAACATGACTAACCTTATTACACATCCATCATAGGTGTCTCTGCTGAGTTGACGGTGTACACATCCGCAGGTCGGCCACCCGTCTTACGGGAAACCTTCTTGATGCGACCGTCGTGAATCAGTCGTTGGATGGCCTCGTCGATCTCCCGTGTTGGCACATTGCTGACCGCACGGGTGATCTGGTAGCGGCTGATTCCGGACTTACCGGCCCGAACGACGCGCACGATCCGTTTGAGCAACTTCTCGAACTTGCCGTCGGCCACCCACTCATGAGCGAGGAACACAGCCCGCGAGATGGCGTACTCAATGAATTCGCACGCCCAGGAGACCGACCGCACCCCCACCTCGACCGCTTCACGGTCCAAACTCAACTGGTGCAGGATCGCCAGCTTGCGAGCCATCTCCGACGACCGGACCCACAACCCCGCGTATTCCGGCCAAGCGTCCTGCTCAGCTTCCGCCAGCGCCGACAACTCCCGATACAGTTCGGCCCCGTCCGGATCGGTTTGCATCTTCCGGGCAACCGGGTTGATCGAGCCGAGATTCCCCTCGGGCGTGTAGGCACCCCACCAGCGGACGTAGTCCAGAATCTCCGTCGGGATATCGATGTTCTGCGGTGCCTTCTCCCGCGACCGGCCAACACTCGACTCGACGATCAGCGTCCGCGACAGGAACCCGTCGTTGACGTTCTCGACACTCAGGCTTTCGAGCACGTTCGTCGGGATGCTCGTTGCGTAAATGACCGCGTGCGGCTGCTTGATCGTCTTGACCTTGTTCACATCCGCTTGTGCCCCGGTCTTGATGATGCTCCGGGCCGATGTGTAGACGTTCAACAGGGCTTTGACCACGTCCCGCAGGAACCCGGCCCCGGACCCGTTCCCGCCGTTCGCAATCTGCTGGAGCCACTTCCCAAGCTCGTCAATCTGGAACAGTAACGATTGATGTTCGTGCAGCGCCGAAAGCAGGCCCGACCCGCTCTTAAAGTCTTCATTGCCGATGTATTGGACCATGTCCGCTTCAGCGAGGATTTCCTTGTTCAGCCGCCGGGCGTGGTCCTTCCCGCCGCCCGCCGGACAAAGCCCGATGACGTACAGATTCGTCCGTGTCCGGTATTCGTCCTCGACCTTCCGCCCGGTGATCGTCGACAGCAGGCAGATGGCCCCCATCAAAGCCAATTCCGGCTGCGGACGGTGCGAGGTCGCGAGGTTGTAAGCGATGATCTTTTCGACGATCCCGCCGACTTGCAGCAGGTGTTGCGGGAACTTGCCGGGGTCTTTAGGCCCTCGCTCGTCTTCCTCGCTCGTCTCTTGATCCGCCCACCCCTCCGCAACCGCCTGCGCCGTTTGGTCAACTTCGTACCGCAACATGCTTGTCGCGATCTTGTCGACTTCCGCCGGATCGAGGGGCGGTTTGCATCGCTCCACGTTGGCGACCTGCAGCGCCGCGGCGATAGCGTCCCGGCTCATGCCGATCCGCCGATATCCGCCCGCGATGCTTGTCAGCGTGTTGTTCCGCTGGCCCTCGGGGATGTCCTCGACGGAATCTGTTCCCGACGATTCCGCGGGCGCGGTCGCCTTCGGCCTCTTGGCCAAGTCGAGGATGTCCACGATCCACTGCGGGACGACCGGCAATTCGTCCGGTCCGCAGTCCAATTCACGGCCAGGCGAGAACCAGTACGCCCCGTGTTCCTTCACCACCGACGGCGGCACGAGCACGTAGCCACCGGTCCCCCGCGTGTCGACCCGTGGCGCGATTTCGCCCCGGCCCGTGTTCCGCAACTCGATCCCGTCCGGCTGACGGAACCACAGGTGAACCCCGTTGCGCGGCGTGATCGTTTGCGGCGCTTTGGCAAGCTCCTCGACCTGCTCGACCGTCAGGGTGTTCATCCAATAGTTGGGCGACCCGTCCTCCATCGGGTCGATGTCGATAACGTAAATGCCCTCCGTGGCAACGCCGACGTTTGCGTTCGGTGTTCCCGCCCACCATGTCGCAATCGTGGCTTCATCCGTGGTTGCGTCCTTGAACCCGTGTGCGACGATGGGATTCTTCGCCCCAGGTACGCACGGGAACACCTTGTAACCGTACTCGGCAAGCCGCACCGCCGCTTCGTGCAGTCGGTTTCGCTCGTTCAAAATGGCACCTCTTGCTCTTCAAAATTCGGTATAAACTCCGGATCGACTTCCGGCTTCTCGATTCCCTCGAATCCCACGATCTCCGGCCACCGGCTGCCCGGCTTGGTCCGGTAGCGAATCCGCGTCGGCTGCCCCACGAGGCCCGCTTTGCACATTTGCACGGCCTCGACGACCGACTCCGGAAACGCCTCGTGCGTGCGTGCTGACCACCACAAATGGGCCTTCGCCAACGCGAATCCCTCGTGCTCGATGCACACCCACTCCGAGACCGTCAGCATGTTTCCAATGTGGTAATCCACCCGCATCGTCGGCGGCTTTGGGTTGTCCATCTCTTCCATCGACGAGGCCCGCTTGACGTGCTTGCTGTACGTCACGGATGCAACATCGGCTTCCTCGACCTGCACTTCAGACGACAACACCGCCGCGTCGGTCGCCGTCGGATCGTGCCTGGGCTTCGGCGTGAAAAACTCGTGGCCACAACCTGGGCAAAACCGGATCGAGGCGAAACAGATATCCCCGCACTGCGGACACTTCTTGACGACCGCTTCGCCAGCTTCGCCCGGTCGTCGGGCGTCCTTCGCGATGATTTGGTCGACCGGCCCGTGAACATCGAGGTTCGACCCGAAATCGAGCACAAGGCAATCTTGCTTCCCTTCGGCCAAGCGGAACCCCCGCCCGACCATTTGGTAGAACAGCCCCGGCGACAGGGTCGCCCGCAGGATCGCCACGCAATCGACGTTCGGCGCGTCGAACCCGACCGTCAGGACCGTCACATTTACCAGCCACCGCAGGCGACCGGCTTTGAACCGACCGATGATCTCGTCACGGATCGGGAGAAGCGTGTCGCCGGTCACGAGGTCCGCATCCTCGCCCGCCTCGCGGAGAAGGTTGAGAACTGTTTCGGCATGCGCCACTCCCGCACAGAACACGAGGCACGACTTTCGACCTTCGGCCAACCGCAGCATTTCAGCGACCGCAGGCCGAACAACACCCATCATTGCCGCTTGCATCTCGGCTTCGATGTACTCGCCGCCCCGCTTGTGGACTTGCGACAGGTCCGCCGACACACCTCGCTTCGACCGCAGCCGCGACAGGTAGCCTTGATCGATCAGCGTTTTGACGGAGACGCGGTAGCAGATTTCATTGAGCACGTTTTCCGGGTGACAAATCAGGCCCGTCGACATGCGGTACGGTGTCGCCGTCAGGCCGATAACTCGGACCGTCGGGCGAGCAATCTTGCACTCGTCGATAAACTGCCGATACATGCCGTCGCCGCTCGGCGGAATGAGTTGCGCTTCGTCGACGATGATGATGTCGAACGGACCGGCCCGAAACGCCTGTTTGTAGATGGATTGAATCCCGGCCACGATGACCGGCTCGCGTGTTTGCTTGAGGCCCAGACCAGCCGAGTAAATCCCCATCGGGAGATTCGGCGCGATCTTGGCGATTGTCCCCGCGACCTGCGAAACCAGTTCCCGAACGTGTGACAGGATGACGACGCGGCCTTCCCATTGTTCGACGGCTTGCCGCGCCATCGTGGCGATAATCGCCGACTTCCCGCCGCCGGTCGGAATCTCGATGCACGGATTGCCGTCGTTGTTCCGCAGGTAGTTCCAAGCGGCATCGATAGCTTCGGATTGGTAGTAACGGAGTTGCATTGCTGTTCTCTCAGCCGAAAATGTGTGCGGCTGCGTTGTCTACGTTGTCCCAGGTTCTACCAATAGCGATTCCGGAGCGTTCCATGTAATCAACGCATGGACCACAGAATCGACACTTTTGCGTCAAAAAACTTTCCGCAGCAGAACTGCCGATGGTCCTTACGACCTCGCAGCCGCTATCAAGAAAGATGTTCGCCTTCGAGAAGTCGCACCATTCCGTGTCGCAATACTCATTCTCTGGACATACCGCCCCGCCAGAGGGGCAGCATCCATCGGCAAACCTTCTGTGCTCAAAATAAAAGCCGCTTGTCGCCTTGTTGAATACTGCGCACTTCTGAATGTCTCGCGACGGGTTGCCGCGAAGCAATAACACAGGGCGGCTTGTCCTCACGCAAACATTCAAAATCTTGCGGGCTTCTGTCTTGCTAACGTGGTCCGGCTTCACCTCGACGAACGTCTCGTCATCGTAAAGATAAAAGTCCGGCTTGTACCAAAACTCGCGGAACTTGAATAACTCGGGTTCATAGGCCCAGTGTTCTGTCAACGCATTGAACACCATCGCCCATCGCGCTTCCGTTCGGCTGCGAAACGTGATCCCAAACGCCTTGGTTGGAAACGACCACTTCGATGACATGCGGTCAGGAACGCATCGTGCGTCGCCGTACTCACCAAACACGCCAGCAAGGTTGTCATTACTCATCACGAAATCCGCACATGATGACCGACAAGAAACTCGACCCCGGTGATCGACTCACCCCGCTTGTGGTGCTCCAGGCACTTCCGCTTGTCGAGAATCGGTTCCGGATGAATCACAAACGCCGCCGGCACGTTGTGCAGCCCCAATTCTTGCAGCACGACCGTCGGTTGAGCGTTGCGACACAACCGCACCTTGATCGTCCCTTCCTCGACCGACGTTTCGCCAAGCCGCTCCATGTTCTCGCGGAGATAGCTCTTGAGTTGGTCGACTTGCTTCTCGATCCTCATCCGCCGCGCCTTGATCGTCGCTTCGTGCTGTTCGTAGGCGGCCAGTTCGCCGCTCAGGTTCTTGGCCAGCCGCGCGATGTTGATCGCCTTCTCGCGCCACGGCTGTTGCATCGCTTCCAGCGTGGCCCGCGTCTCCTCGTCGATACTGCCGTCCTCGCCGACGGTGATCGATTCGTAAAGCTGTTCCAGCGCGTCCGTCAGTTTGTAAAACGGTGGCATGATCTCCCCTCAGAAAAACGCGGCCCCGACACTGCGCCGGGACCGCGCCCCACCCGATGCTTCATCGTTCCCAAGGCTTCTTGTCGCTCGTCGCTTGACCGCCGCCGGTCGTCGCTCCCGCCGGAGTCGCACCGAGACCGCCACGCACCGCGTACTTCTTGATGCGGTTCTGCGCTTCGCCGGTGTCCTTCCGCTTCTCGATGCCGATCCGGGCGTCGAAGGGTTTGTCGTGAAGTTCGCTCGAATCCTTCGGGTTCGGCACTCGCACAGCCCGACACAACGCCGCCAGTTCCGCACGCGCGATCGACACCGCCTCGGCGTTCGGGTTCTTGATGTTGAAGTTCGCGAACAGCTTGCGGCCCTTGTGCTGGCCCTCGACGATCTCCATCGTGCAACTCAGGTACGTGCCGTTTCCGCTCTTCGTGGTCTTCGTTTCGCTGGCTGTCACGACCAGCGTGTAATCGCCCATCGGAAGCACGTCGAAAGACCGCTCCTCGATGTCGTTCGCCGACTGACCGCCAAACACGTCGCCCAGGTTCCCCATCAGAACTTCCCTCCGTTCGTTTGTTCGTCGGTGCCGCCGTCGACGTAATACTGGTACGCATCCCACGAAAGCGGCAATTCGTCGGGCATCTCAATCCGTCTCTTGGCGAGGAACGCCCCCGCCCCCGTCGTCTTCATGATCCGGTCGCCGGAGCCGATCGCTTTCCGTGTCGCGGCCTTGCCTTCGCCTTCCGATTTGGTGAACACCTTGTAGGTCGCGAAAAAGTATTCGTCGCACCACTCACACACGGCCATCCGGCATTCGTCCGGCAGCTTCGGCACCCAGCGGTTGTAGTTGTCGCCGTCGGGCGGTTTGAAGCTGTCGTTCTTGGCGTGGCCCAGCAGCACAACCGTCATGTTGGCTGCGAGCGAAACATCCTCGATCAGATTGAGCACGCCATCCCACGCCTCGCGTTGGAGTGGCCGTTCCTTGCCGAACCCGATCTCGACGACCGACGCCTTCCCGGCCTTCGCGGCAACACAGGCGTCGATCAGCTTTGTCAGGCCGGTAGTCGAATCAACGACCAGCGTTTTGCGTCCGTGAGACGGGTCTTTGAGCGCCGCGACGTAGCCGCAGAATGTTTCGAGGTCTTTTGCGACAGGGAATTGGATCGCCCCTTTGATCCCCCGCAGCCCGTCCTCGGTTGTGACAAACACCGGATCAGGAGCCGACGCCGCGAATGTCGATTTGCCGACGCCGTCAGGCCCGTAGACCATGAGTCTCCTCGGGCGTTGTTTCTTCGCCGGATCAAACAACAGGTCAAGAATAGATTCTGCCAAGATGGTCCCCTTGCCGCTCGTGAAAATGCCGCTCCACCGCTTCGTTGATCTCGTCTTCGTACTTCGCCAGATACTTCCGCCCGTACTCCCAGCAAACACGGATCGGGTAGTTCCTCGACTCGATCTCCACGCCGTCCGCGCCTTGAATAACGCCACACTCGAACTTGCACCGAATCCCCTCGGGAAACGCATCCTCTCGCGGCGTCATGCCGTCGCCCGGCCAACCGGGGTTGATGTCGTATCTGACCTGCAAGCGGACGTAGCCGAAGTCGTAGACGATGTCGTGTGTGAACGCGGGCATGTATTACTCGTGAATGATTCCAATCGATTCCACCACCAACCCGACCTTCTTGCTTAGCCGGACTTTCCCTCGTGGTGGTTCGCCGTCGCCGGTTGGCTGGTAGGAAGCGGCCCCCTCAGTCTCGACTGTCGCGAGGTCTTCCATCTTCGCGTCGTGTTCGTGCCACAGGCACCAGCCGTCCGCCATGCGGCGTTCGAGCCAATCGACTTTTTCAGGGCTTCCCGGCAGGTATGGGCAACCGCCGTTCGGGTCAGGGGGTGGGCCGCTCATTGTCCGTCCTCCACGACAACCCAATCGCTCGCCTCGGCATCATTCCGATTCATTCGCGCTTCCTGCGTGATTCGCTCGCCGTGATCCATGAACGTCTCTTGCAGATAGCCCGACGCGCTCCGCGACAGCACGCGGCTCGGATTGCACTTGCGGCATACCCGCTCGCCGTCAAGCACTTGGATAAAAGCCCACGTCCAATCCTTGCCGCACTTCGCACCCTCGAATCGGTGCGTCATGTCCGGACGTGTGATCGGCGTTTCCTTCGGAGCGGTGATCCCCAGCCGTACCGAGTTTCCCCGAATGCCGACGACCGTCACGACAATGTGATCGCCGATTGCAATGTCTTGATTGCGCTCGCGAGATAAGACCAGCATCCCTGCGGCTCCTGTTAGTTGTGTGTGAAAAGCCCGTCCGTGGGCAACTAGCGATCCGTCAGCCTGTATTTCTTTTCCCGTGCTGCTGACGCGGCGTGAGGTATTGCCACATCTCCGCAGTACGCTGTGCTTCCGTCCCAGCCCCACGGCACTCCGTGCATTGGTTGTTGCCGTCGCACGCTCCGCGACTCGTCATCCGAATCGCTTCTCCACATGCGTAGCACCAATCGCGGAACATCCGGCTCCCTTTGATTTGGTCGCCACGCTCTTCGCCGGGGTTGTGTCCAACGCGCTCAATCACGATGGCCCGTCCCCTTGCAGGAGAAACGCCACGCCAAACAGCACGGAACACACGGCACCGCACAGAGCGCCGATCAGTTGTTCGCTGTACACCACATCCATGCGGCACCCCTCAAAAAAGACCCTGCCCACGTTTGGCTAGGCGTCCGGGTCAAGACACCCCCAAGGCCAGATTTACGAAGCCCGCCACGCGACATGGGCCTACGCGCCGGATCGGTCGCGCCAAACCAACGCACGACCGCCACCGGGGGAGATTTGCTTTCAATCGATGCAGCCGCATCGCGTGCCCCGAGCAGGGGGCGAGCAATTTGGCTTGTCCTTCCTGTCACAACCGCGATATCAAGCGCGTTCGTGACGAGATGTTTTTACGCTAACATCGAAACGTCGTCAAGCCACCTTTACAGATTTTGTCAAGAATTCTTGACGTGGCGAGGACGGCCCGTTTTCTGCGGGGACTCCGCGTAGGCTTTGGCGGAATCGGCATCGACCCACCAATCCCGGCCAATCTTCCGCCCGCGAATTCGACCGGCGATCAGCAGGATACGGACGTTCGCATCCCGGCACCCGATGATTCGGGCGGCGGCTTTGGTGTCGATGGCGGGGAAGTCGGGGACAGCGATCATGTCGTCCATGATATTCTTTCCCGTAAAAACAGGCAAACAGAAAAACGGCAGAGGTTGATATCCCGCGACAAGCTCAGCGGTCGCCATGCCTCGCGAACATGGCCCTCTGCCGTGTACTCTCTTCAAATGCCCAGGAGAGCAATCGAGGTTGCGTTTCCGCAACGCGCCAGCACTCTCGGCACGCCCGGCCACAGGATTCCCGGAAACGTGGCCCGCTTTTCGCAACCCCCTGTCGCGAGGCCTTCCGCCTTTACACCATCGCCCTTGGTGTTTTTCTCTTGGGCAAGGGGGAGAGGCATGCTTCTTTTCGAAGCATTTGAGCGATACAAAACCCGGAAACTTCTCGGAGCCGCCGCGAACACCGAGGGGAAGTTCCGCCGCGCGATCGTGGCCCTTGGACTCGTGGTCGGTCGTCTGCCAACGGTCGATGACCTGACGGACGACAACGTGTCCGATGTCGTCGCCAGCGTGATCCGCAAGGGTCGGACGGCGTACACCGCCAACGGGTATCGGTCCAAGCTCGTCGCGCTATGGACGTTCGCGGCAAAGCGGGGTTGGGTGAAGACATTCCCCGACATTGACGCGGCCCCCGTGGAACACGCCAACCCCGTCGCATGGACCCGCGCCGAGTTGGCCCGCGTGATTGCTGCCACGGCGCACGCTCGCCAACCAATCTGCGGCGTACCTGGTGCCGTGTGGTTCCGGGCGTTGCTCTTGGTGTTGTGGGACACCGGCGAGCGGATCGGGGCCGTGCTCAAGACCGAGGCCGCGCAGCTTGCGGGATCGTCGCTCACAGTGATTGCCGCCCACCGGAAGGGGAAGACGCGCGACATGGTCTACACCCTGCATCCAGACACGGTCGCGGCTCTCGCGGCGATCCGTGCGGTCTACAGCGGCCCGATGCTGTTCCCCCGCGATTGCTCGGCGGAAACGGTCGCCAATCGCTGGCGTTCGTGCCTGAAACGCGAGGGGTTGCCGAGCGACCGAAAGCACCTGTTCCACTGCATGCGGCGATCGGTTGCCAGCCACGCGGCAGCCGCAGGTGGAAACGCCACGTCGCTCCTCGACCACTCGTCGGCGGCCACCACCCGCGAATCGTACATCGACCGGCGGATCGCACCGCAGCCACGGGCGATTGACGTGCTTTTCAGGCCCGACGCGGCGTAAATCGCGGGCGCTACACCCGGCGTAGCGCGGCGCTACATTTCGTGTAGCGCTTCGTTTTTGGCCGATTTCCCCCGTTCCGAAAAAATTCCGGATTTCCGTGTTTAGCACTTGACGCACGAACGACGATAGCTAAGATATCACCATGACGGGACGCAAACGACACAGCCAACACAAGGAACAGAACATGCGGATTGACATGAAAAACAACGCGACGGACGGACTGTTCCAGATTGAATCGAAAGGCCCGTGGCGGACCCAATACAAGACGGACAGCATGCTCCCGAACGGTCGCCACGAGGTCTACGAAAACGGCCAGCATGTCGGGTACTGGGTGCAATCGACCACCGGCCACCATTTCGAGACGATCCAACAAGCCGC